CAACTAACCAACAAGAGCTCGCTGAAGTTTATCGTGCATATTAGGGAACAGAACATAATCATGAGGGAAAAAAATATGAAACTAATTCTAAGCACAATTTTAATAACAGCGATGGCGTCAAGCGCCATTGCAGGTGGTCATACTCAAATTGAAGAAAAAAATGGCCCATATATTAACGGTACTTTTGAGATCTATATTGACGATACTAATACTGAAGGAACCGTAGACACTAGATTTGAAGCAATGGGTGGATATGAAACTGAGATAGATCACCCGGTTGCAACCTGGGCTGGGTTTGGAGCACGCTTTGATACAAACTATGCTTTAGATAGAAACTTAGATAATACTATTACTGAAAAACAATTTGGGTTAGGTATTACTGGCGGCAGATTATATATAGGTGAAACTGACGTACAGCGTTTAGGCTTTGCTAAAACTTCTAAAATCGGTGCACCAGTTATTATAACTAAATCAAGTTCTCGTATTGACCATCAAGAAAAGTTAGTATTTACTTTTGGCGGATGGGAATACAATGATGAATTTGATTTTAACAATTATCGTCTTAAACGTGACATGCCGTATGGTGGTGTAGTAGGTTGGAACCCTGAAGACGACTCAATGTATTATGGTGCCACCGCCCGAGTAGCAATTCTTGATATATCTTATATGCAAATTGATACAGATAATGAAACCCAAAAAGGTTATTCTGTGGGTACATCTTTACATCGTATGGGATTACCAATCGGTCTAGGTTATGAACGTTGGGAAGATAAAGAGAATACACGTATAGATTACGGTGTAATGTATAATTACAATAAAGATTTAATGTTTACAGCACATAGAGTTGAAGATGATGATCTAGGATTTACATATAATTATCTAGCAGCAATTCATACTAAAGGACCATTAGAGTTAGGTCTCTATTACCACCAGGACAAACAACAAGTAAGTCCTTGGACAGGTGTAAAATCAAATATTGATGATAGTGTTAAAGCAACCATTAAGTATAAGTTTTAAAATGATTGAAATTATTGGAATAGTTAACGGAACCCCGTATTAGAAAACTATTTAATAACGTAATTGACGCACAAGAATATCGAGAAATATTAGATGCGCAATACGCCAAAGTATTTTGGAATTATGTATAAAAAAGGAGGGGATAAAACCCCTCCTTAGTAGTATCGTTGACCGATATCTTGTTGTTATTAGAACAAGTTTGATACCAATACGCGACGGTAGTACTCGTTTTTGTTGGCAGTAAGTGCGCCAGCTGAGCGAGTTGGACCGAATGCGAATGGGTTTGCAACCATGCCATAACGGGTTTTGAAACCAATTTTTGGCTGGAAGCTATCTTCCCCAACTGCGCGGTACATTTGCAATGGTACGTATGGGCAATAGAACAAGCCAGCATCAAATGCGCTTGAACCTTTATAACCTACGACCATGTAGTTTGAACCAGCATATGGATCTACATATACTCTGTAGCGACCGTTAAGAACACCAGCAAAGGTATTTCCTGTATCGTCTACTGCCAGGTTGTTGCTGTTAAGAGCCGGTGCGTAATCCAAGACTCCTGCCATTTGCAATGCTGATGCAACATCAGAAGAACAAATAACCAGGTTACCTTTACCCCGACGAGTAGCTTTTGCGATTGCGTTTGCTTCAATCTCGATTTGGAACATCAGGCCTTTGAATTTCTCAACTGACCAACGGCCGTTTGAGTCAACGTCAAGATCAAATGTACCGGCTGAAGCAGTTGCAGCAGCACCTGTTTTCGCTGTTGTATAAATTGTACGAACAACCTCGCGGTTAATTTCAGCCAAGATTTCTGACTGAAGAATATTCGCCAATTCGCCTTCTGCGTCAAGACCGTGTACGGCACGCAAATCCTGAGCAAGCTCAGTTGTGTATTCCGCTTTCAGCGCACGTGATTTTGCTGATACAGTAACTTTTTCGATCGCTAGCGCCATCTCTGCAAAGTTTGTACCGCCACCATCACCTAATGCTTCGGCGTCAGCAGTTGCCATACCTGTACCATGTGGAGCAGTTGCGCCAGCACCAGTTGAACTGGATTGTGTACCTGTACCTGAGAAGTCAGAATCTGCTTCGTTGTAGAATGCTTCTACTGCAGTGTTACCTGACATTGCGCTGTAGTTTGAACGCATTGCAAAGATCAAGCCTGTTGGGCCAGTCATTGGCTGAACGCCTGCAATGTCATATGCCATCAAGTTTGGCATTGAACGACGTACCAACGAGATCAGTACCGGATCATAACCTGCTTGAGGAGCAGCTGCGCCTGAACCAAACCCGCCTGTACCGGCTGCGTTTGTTGGGGCCTCTTGAAGAAGTGATGTCATGTTGATTGACTGATCACCAGTTTCGACTAAGGCTTTTTCTGTATTCTCAAGAAGAGTAGCAGTAACTGCTTTTTTGTGCTCGTCTTGAATTGGTGAAAAAGATGAGTGCTCCAGAAGAGGGCCCCACTTTTCGACCAGTGCTTTATTAGTAGATTGACTCATTTTGTCTCTCCTTATTTCGTTTGTTATCAACTGAGTTTATTTATAATTTTATTTGTTTCACTTAATTCGAATGTTTATGTTCTGCGGTCTAAAGCTTCAACTAAAGCTTGTACAGAAGAATATGGTGAAGCAGGTTTCTTATCCTGTGTATCTTCGTCCAGGATGATTTCTTCTTCATCAGTGCTTTCACTTACAACAGCTTTGTCTTTCTTAAAGAATGATTCTCTAAGTGTAGTAAGATCGGCTGCATAAGATTCAAGATCTTCATTTTCTAGTTTCTCAGATAGAGTTTTCAATCTCTCTTGCTGATTGACTGTCAATCCTTCTGAAATTTCATCAAATACTTTTGATGCTTTCAACGAATTAATTTCTTTCCCAAGCGCAATGTTATCGTTTATAGATTCATTAGCTTGAGTTTGTAGTTCAGCAACTTGCTCTTCTAGTGCTGCGACCACATCAACGGTGTCTTCGTCGATCTCGATATTATGTTCAGTGAATAGCTCTTTAAGTCCATCCATCAAGGACTCTGCCATTTCAAGTTTGATACCAGATTCTATGGCAACTTCATTCTCTGTCATCCATTCTTGGACAACATAGTCAAGATACGTATCTAGGTTCTCAATGATTCCATTAAGGCCTTCATCCAATGCTTCTTGCAATTGTTTGTCATAGTTTTCTTCAAGTTGAGCAACAGCTTCGTCTACACGTGTTTTTGTAGATTCATTTACAGCTGCTTCAAATACCAGAGTAACTTTTGATTTAAAGTCTTCTGATAGATCCATACCTTCGAACATTTGTGAAATGGATTCTTCTACAGAAATAACCTCTTCTTCGATTACTTCTACTTCTTCAGTTGTTTCTTCAGACTCGCCCATTGCTTTGTCTGCTTTGCGAGCTGGAGCTTTTCCTGCATCTTTAGCTTGAGGAGTTTTTACTGTATCCTCAATCTCGTCTGCCTTTGGGTCTGCTTTTGCTTTAACGTCGGCTTTCTTTTTCTTGATTTCGCCACCTTCTCCGGGGACTGCATCAGGAACAGTAGAAACACCGTCGTCTGCAACGAATTTTTCATCTAATTCTGACATATTTACTCTCCTTTTAATTTGGATTCGTGTTTCATATCCATATTTATAATAATTAATTTCTTAGAGAAGAAACAAACTTTTCGAATAGTTTCGCAGCGTGCGATTCATCAATAACCCGCACGGTACGTTTATATTCTTGCTTGACTTCTTTAACTATTTCTTCGATTACTTCTTCTACCTGTTGTTGTCTCCATGCTCCGGCAGCAATGTCAAAGTAATATTCTGTGTTTTCCATTATTCCGTTTACAAAGCAATCAGGTCCAGATGGATCTGTTACAATATCAACTGTGGCTAAATGGAAATCTTTTTGGACTTCCATAACACCGTTGTTGCCTGGTTTAACAGATCCAAGGCCGCGAGTAGATACTCCACATTTTACACCTTCATCTATAAATGTTTTGACTATCTCTCCCATCGGTGTACCAAGTATTTTTGCTTTACCAATAAAGTTTTTGCCGTCACGCTTCATCTCTGTAATAAGGTGTGAAACACGATCACCATTAATCTGGGGTCCAGGAGGGTGACCAAGCTCACCGAGAGCTCTTTTTGTTTCAACGAATTCTTTGTTATACCGCGACATTTCTTTTTCAAGAACACTCGTAGGGTATGTGCGATTATTACGATTGGCAATATCACCTTGCATAAAAATGCCTTCGATGAAGTAATTTTTCTTACCATCTTCGGACGCTTCAGTGATTACTGATACATCTTCATTAAATACTTCGGTAATTAACTTCATTTTACTGTTCCTTTTTAGAATCTATTTATAATTTTATTACTATGGTGTGCCAGAAGCATATTTATTATCATAATAGTTTTTGCTTAGCTCGCCTCTTATTATCGTCTCACCAACTTTTCGGCATCTCACATATGTAAGTTGAGCATTACCGCCAGTTGGTGTAAATGATCTTATACCATTTGTAACCGTTCCATTCGCTTCTCTATAGTATTGGTCGTTAGGATGAACTTTTGCACCTGACGCCAATGATCCTAAAGTAGGCGCATTATCATATTCCCATATACTATTAGATCCTTGAACAGAAACGAATGCCATCAAATAGCTTCCTTAGCGAAACCAAGAATTTCTGCAAATCCTTTTTTATCTTTTGTCGCAAGATTTTCCATTTTTGTACGATTATTTTTAGACAAGCTCTTGAGCATTTTGTTCAATACATCAGAGTCTTCTTTCTTTAAGATCATAGATTGACCATTTTTAAATTTAACAATACCTGGTTTAAATGCTTCATCTAAAATATCATTTGATTCATTTGTTGATATTTTGTCCTGGCCTTTATCATCGGTTTGTTTATTCTTCACTGTTTTATAAACAGTACGTGTTTTGCCATCAGGACCTGTTATATTGACTGGTTTCTTAATTGCAGACAAAGTAGTTTCATCAAGCTCAACTGATTCTTTTTTAATTGAGTCATGAAGACCACTTTTATATTTGCCACTCGCTAAAGCATCTTGTGCTTTCTTATGATAACCCTGTTGATGCGGTTTCCCAAGAGTATAAACAGGAAGCTTATGATAATCGTGACCGTCTTTTTTAGCCAAATGTTGCGCAACCGATTGGGTATAGTGAGCGCTTGCTTCATTTGTATTTTCTTTCTTTTCCCAAGGTGCGGGCTTAAGTGTAACTGCCTTTTTACCTTTTTCGGATCCAGCTGATGCCTTTGAAAGTTCTTTAGCTAATGCTGCCTTTTGGCTTTCATCTAATTCTGCTTCTTCACCCATGCTCATTACTTCAGCTGTTGCATAGCTATATAATGTTTGCATTTCTTTTGCCACGCCGGCTAATTTGTTTTGAAACCATTCTTCAGGATCTTGTGTAGATTGAACATAACGAGCAATACCCATGATATTATGTGACATTGAACGCAAGGCATTCATCATCATTGGTTTTTCTTCCATAGGATTTTCGGTAAGATCTGCTTCTTCTTTAATAGAAGCTTTATACATATCAACTGCCTTTGCATACTTTGGATTCTTCATCATACGCTTTGATTCAGCCTCATCAGGGTTTTGATGAATCATACGTACTGTTGGCTCATCTAATTTATGAGTCTTCATATGCTTTTTATAAGCATCAAACTTTTTAGGAATTACAGTTCCACCAAATTTATTTCTCATTGGTGTCATTGAACGTGAGATCTCATTAATTAGAGATTTTAATGTTCTCTTGGTATTTTCACGAATATTAACACCAAACATTTTTCCAACGGTTTTATTGCCCATATGCTTTCCCATACAAGTAATAATTTTTTCACGAGGATCCGTATCAAGTCCGTCTACAAATTTAACAAGGTTTGTCCCAGCTTTGCCAGATGCTAACATCTTTGCGGCTTTCATAAAGTCAGCTTTATCTATACCACCGTGTTTCTTTGCATATGCCTCAAGTTCTTTTGCACATTTCATCATTTGAGGAGTTGCTGCTTCAGAAACAGTTTCTTGTTTTTCTGTGTTGTCGATTGCTTTTGATACTGCTTTACGACGCTTGTGCAAATACTCGTCTGAGTCGTCAACGTCGCCATCGTTATCAATATCTTTATCTTTACGATCTTTGTGTTTACCTTTTAAAGCTTTGGCATTTACTGGATCCATAGCTTCATCCACATTACGAGGCAGAGTAAACTGTTTATCTTTTTCTACGTATGACGGATCATACGCGGCTTCATCTTCGCCTTTTTTATGATCCGCGATCCGAACAGTTGAACCTATTCCTTCAATTTCGCCGGTGAACTGATGATCTAACGCAACTGGATGTCCTACTTTTGTAACAACGTGCGCAGCCTTGAATCTTTGTTCGTCGCCGGATTTTGGTTCTGCAACTTCAGAAATTATTTGCGAAAACTTTTTCATATCTGGTTTTCCTTTTAGTATTTTTCTATTTATTTATAACTTTTAATGATTCTTGTGCGTTGTCATCGTCTTGCGGTTCTGGGGAATCTTGTTCTTGATCTGTTTCCTGTGGGACTTGACCAAAACCGGACTCTTCATCATATATTCCAGCAGCACGTTCTGCTTTCATTTGTTTTTCCATTTCCCTTAGATCGTCTTCACCCATAAACAATACGTTCTTAACAACCCATTCTCTTGAATAGTATTTACCAACTTGTTCTTCAATATCTCTTAACATTGTTATTTTTTCACGAAGGATTTCTGTCTGCTTTAACTCTTCAAAATAGTTATCTTTCATAAAATTATAACGTATTTTATTTTTAATTTCACCAAACTCTTCAGGATCTAATATACCTTTTAAGATTAACTGTTTTTCTAATAAAACATCAAATAATGATGAAAATCTATTTCGCTGCCTACGAATAAATTTACTGAATTTAAGTTCATCACGAGTCATTTCTGAAACTCGTCCAAAGCTATACATGTTTTCTGGTTCTAAGCGAGATACTGGAACCTTTAACGATTTATATAGTTTTCGTTGAAAGTACTGTAAATTTTCATCGTTTGTAAGTGCCGCGGAATTACCGCCTGCAAGAATATCAACTTCTGTAGATCTTTCACCACCTCGGCGTGGGAACCAAAAATCTTCAGTCATAGTCATAAATTTACGACCGTCCGTAATATCACCACTATCAGAATCATACTGTAATTTGTTTTTATGGCGAGTCATCATATCATGTAGATATTGCTCAGCCTTTGCTTTTGGTAATTGACCAACGTCGATATAAAAAATTCTTCGTTCAGGAGCTCTAGTAATAGTATAAATGACTGTAGCATCTTCAAGCATCCTTAATTGATTTAAAGGTTTAATTGAAGGATGTAAGTACGAAAGAACAAGCGAATTATTCTCGTTCATTAATCCTGAAGTAACTCTAGCGATAGAGTCTTTAGCAATTTTATAACCTTGAACTGTCCTACCACTACTAACATTACCTTTTAAAGATTTAGATCCAAAACCAGAGTCAGAATACAGATAGTATTCTTTCTTAATTTTCTTTAAAGGTATACCTGAATGACTATCTTTTTGCTTCTCATCCATTTCTTTAATAAGACGTAATTTACGTGGATCAATGTATCTTATTTCTTTAATACCGTCTTTTAAATTTTCATTATCTATAATAATGTGATAATTGAGACGGCCGTCAACATAGAATTTTTGAAATATATCATATCCATAATTAGAAAAGTCAAGTAAACGTAACACATCTTCAAACTCATCGGATATTCTGTCTTTAACTTTATCAGGAAGATCGGTATCATCTAATACTATTTCAACTACGTTTTCACGAGAGTCAATATTAATTGCTTCGTTAATTACTTCGTCAACAGCTTGTGCTATTTCAGGCTGCATCATAAGACTGCGATACTTGGTAACAAGCTCGCCTTCCGTTTTAGCGTCGCCTTCCATATTAATGGCAATACCATAGGAACCGCCAAGCGAATTTCCTATGGTAATAGCGCCTTCATCGTTTGTTGGTTCTACAAAAGAAACAGCTTGTTCTTCTTCTGCACCACCAATCTCTCTTTTTATCTCAAAGCCAAAGATTCTCATTCAATTATTCATCCTATAAATTATGTTGTGGAAATGCCAGTTGCGCCTTCAACTCTCCACATATCATATTGGAATGTAACTCCAAATTCTTCAATAACATCAGACTGATCCCATCCTAATGGAATAGAATCAATGGCAACTGGATATAAACCTTCAAATACATATGTTCTAAGTGGATTACCATCTTTACTGAATTGAGTAATAACCGCGTTAGACTTATAACTTTGTGGCAAAGTTCTTGTATTTGAGTCGTGACTGTTAATAGAGTTTGACCAAGTTTCCATCGCATTTCTAATTAGGAAATCTTCGTCGTTGATGATGGTTACTGGCCAATCATCAAATACCCTATCACCAGCGTATTTTACCTGACGACCGAAATATGGAACAACATATGCTCCTAAGGTCGACGCAGGTAGAGCCGCAGCCTTTATCATGAAAGGTAATTTAAAGTCTGCGATCGGCTCTACCGGGTTTGTGATTTGTGCTTGGAAGAGGGTAGGTCTTGCCCCACCCCCTACTAATTGAGATTTAAACTCGTTGATATTAAAAGCCATGTTTTATACTACTCCTTTTTGATTCTATTTATTAGAGTGGCTGACCAACGATTTCATCAAATTCTACTCCGGATCTTGTTGCTACAAAAGTAAGCTCAATAACGTTAATTGACCGGGCTGGCTTGATGAAGATGTTGCCTCTGAATAGATTTCGATCAACCACATCAGGAGTGTTTACTGTTGCATCTGATACAACCCTGAAGTCGATAATTCCTCGTCTTCCTTGTATATCACGGAGGAGCGGCTCAACCAAATTCTTAAATTGTGTTTGTGCAAATTCATCGTTAAAGTCAAACAAGAACGACGCTGCGACAGTTGCGATTGCTTTTTCTACGGTAATAAACAAACGGCGTACGTTTAACCGAGTAAACGCGCTTCCTGTTGCTGTACCTAACGCAGTTTTATCTCCAAACAATAATACACCTTGACCAACTTGTGAAATAACAGGATTAACATCACTGCCATATAGTTGATCTCTTTGTGCTTTGCTAGGATTAAATGCTAACTTAACTACGTTTTTAACAACGCCTCTTTTATAACCAGCTGGTGACTCATATGGTTCAACGCGTGCCGCCAAACCAGCCATATCACCATTTAATGGTATCCAACGATATGTATCATTGTATTTGTCATAGCGATATTTGTACCCACTATCAATGAAAAGATACGATGAAGATGTACAGGTATTTCTAAACGCAATAGCGTTATCCATTTTTGTGGATGGATTTGAAGGAGTAACCACATCGGCATACGTAGGTGAAGCATATACAACACAATCTTTACGACTTTCTGCAATGTTTTGTGTTATATAATTTGCAAGGTTTGCGCTGCTTTTTCCTGTTATGATACCTGAAATATCAATTTCATTGGAATCTTTGAATATATCGTATCCTAATGCAACTTTTCCAAATGCAATATCGCTTTCGCCATCACCATCGTTTCCGCCAGTGAGTGACTCATAAATGCTTGATGTAAATGTGCCGAGCAATGGAGTTGACGGTATGTTATCACCTTCAGTGTCGGTACCAATTGCTTTGACCCATCCTGAACTACCTGTCAATACATCAACATAGTAGTTAGAGGAACCATCCGCGTTTTTACCTGATGTGGAAACTGAAACGTTTTCATAAACTTCAAGAACAGAACCGGCAGTTCCGCTGATATCTCCAACACTGTCTACAACTGCAATGTGAACTCGAGTATTATCAGTTGGGGCGCCTTGTACTTCTCTTGCGTATCCCCATTTTGATGTAAAGCTTATAAGCGCAGTATTTGCTTCGGCAGTAACATACTTATTTGCAAAAGCAATATCGTATGAGAACGGCGCGGTGTTTGATCCGTTGTCAGTGAAAGTAGTTACAACCATATCTTGATAACCTACACTATCGTTACCGACAGTAATAATATCTCCAGCTTGTGGTGCTGTTACAACTTCGTTTGCAACACTAATAGATACAGAATTTGCGTTAAAGGCAAATGATCCTGCTTCAGCTTCGGATATAGCTGCAATACTATTTTGAAATGAAGCCGATGAAGCAGCAACAACTTGAATGCTGTTACCTAATGCGCCTTCATATTTTGCTGAAAAGTATGTGCCAGTTGCCGTGTTTGCACTGTCCGAAGTTACGCGATTTACATATAATGCGTTTGAATATGATAGAAAATCTGCCGCGCTGAAGAATGTTTCATGGTTTTGCCATGAGGTATTTGCATAAGGCTTTCCAAAGCGAGATGCAAGTTCATCCTCAGAAGAGATCAGAATTCTTTGGTTAGTTGGACCCCAGCGAAATACTCCGGCAATCGCTGCAGGAGGAGTCGCTACCGCCGGTATCACTGCTGATGCATCCACTTCCCTGACGATAACGGATGGGCTTACAGAAAAAACCATTATTTTTCTCCTTTATGTAAGATTATTTTAACTTTTTTTTCAGTTGTTTCTTCTTTATTTATAATAACTCGATTTTACAATAGCCATCTGTCACCTCTATCATCTTCTTGCCATCCAGGTTTATAATTAGAATCAAGGTCGGTACCTGAGTTTATAAATCCAAATGGAAGCAAATCATCGTCTATTTGTTTTTCGGTCTTTTGTCTTAGCTTGCTAAGTGTATTTATGTCAGTAAGTTCTTTAAAATATCCTTGGCTTGTGAGCCATGCAAAAATGACTAAATTCATAACTAAGTCATCGTGTGATCCAGGTTCGGCTTCATATGACGAACCTTTCTTTGAAAATCGTGAAAGTTCTTGTATTGTCTCAAAGTCGTTTATAATAAGCTGTTGTTGCTCAATCAACATTTTAAGTAATGAACAGCCGACCGACTTCACCGACTTTGTTGTTCTTACCCCAGTATCCGTTACTTTTCCAAATCCACCTGAAATTCTTTTACCATTTTTACCAGCATTTTCTGTATAAAGCATTCCTTCATAACCAAAATCCATTGAAAGTGTATCAGATACTTGTGAGCCTATGTCATTAATTTCAATTAAAACGAGTGCTTGATTGTACGACGTTGCCACTCTATATATAATAGAAGCAAAATCTACTGGTGATATAAAATTATCTCTAAATGTACATACTTGTTTATACGGCATTGATGTTATATCTATTACGTTGAAAGTTGAATAGTCTAAACCTTTGCCTCTTGATACATCCACGGTCATAGAGTAGATGTGATTTTTTTCCGGTTTTTCATACTGATATATTCCATCAGATGAATACAATGGAGTAGAAAACGCAAGCTGTTTCAACGCGGCACCTGATATAAGAGTACCGCTCGAGCCAAGGAATTGGCATTCATACTCTTGTGCAAATTTTTCTAAATCATGGTCTAGTGCTTCAAGAGTTTCTCTTTTCCAGTCTGCGTCACGGCCTGGAACGTCGTTCCACATTACTTCTTTATATTCATAACCATTAGTTCCCTCTTTTGCACCTTTACATGTTTTCCAAAAATGGTTTAATCCGTTAGGTGTAGAGGTCATTAGAAGCTTAGTGGATTCACCTGATGAAATTGTTGGATATACCGATGCGAAAAACTCGTCGTATCCCTCAATGAACGCAACCTCATCGAGGTACAAGAAATTAACAGATTTGCCACGAATTGCAGAAGAGGTTGTAGTACCAGCTAAAACTTGGCATCCATTCTCTAAGGCGATATTACCTTTATTCCATTCTTCAATACCTTGCTGTAACCATTTAGGTAATGCTTCATACGCAAGTTTGACTCGAGCCATAACCTCTCTTGCTGCATCGCCTTTGTTTGCCAAAATTGCAACCGTTTTAAATTCATTAAATAAAATGTAGTGTAATATGATTGCCATCGCGGTTGTTGTTTTACCACTTTGTCGTGCGGTCAATACTGCGACTCTTCGATTATTCGCAACCTTTTCGGTAATCTCTTCTTGATAACCATACATTTCAAATGGAATTAGTCCTTTATCAACATGAACGATCTTAATGTAATTTTTAGCAAAATAGATTGGATCTTCAGCACACTTCATATATTCTTTAATAAGGTCGGGAGTCCATTCTATTTGTTCGCCGGTTTTTTTGAGATGAATATTACCTAAGTACCCATCACCCATCTTGTTCGCCTTTAATCATTTTAAGTAAATCTGTTGTAGAAAGTATAAGATTATTATTTGTTACGTTTTGTTGTGAATTGCTATTAGTACCAGTTTTTTCTTCTGTTGCGTATTTCTTTTTTGTTGACATTTCTACGAAATCTTTGTTTGCATCAAGGAGCGTTTTCATTAGAGTAGCTGTAACTTCAAACGCACGAGGGGACTCAGATTGCTTTGCCAAATCAATCATTTCTTTGAGTGCATCATCACCTTGTTCAATAATATTTTTTACATTGCATCTAGCCTGATCTATATCTTTTAAATTCTCGTCATTAATATCAGATGCAACAACAGGAACAGAAGGCTCTTCTATAACCGATACCGGTGTTTCGTCTTCATCAATGTCTGTTAAAGATCTTACTCCAAGAACTTTAGATATTTTATCTTCACGCATTTTTAATCCTCAGGGCTATCAGTTATAACCCGTATTACTCCCCAATCGTCATCATATTCAATATCAGTGTATGGTACTGTTAAATCTGGATCGGTTGTTGGTGCTGCATTTGCGGTTAACCCAGGATATACATTTACACCTTGTTCTGCAGTTTTAGATGCATCAGTGCCTGTCCATATATCTGTGTCAACGAACTTAATAACTTTTCGTTTTCTTTCAGGTCCAAAGAACCAACCTTTCATAGTAAAATTCAAAGTAAACATTACAGCACGTCTTTCTTCAAACGTACCTTCATATAATTCCTCATTACTAATACCGTTAAGCACGATAGGTATATCAATTGGATCATAATTATCCATTAATTTTACGGTTGCCGTAAACTCAGGTTTAAAGAATGGCAAAATTTGCTCGACTACCTTAGTAGCATCTTCTGTATATTTTGTCATAATGTATAAAGAAAAATCTATATTGTATGGTGTTGCTGACCAAACATAAAATTTTTGGTCATCGGTCTCACTTGCGTTTTTCAGTATCTTTTGTTTTGAAGGAATTTTTCGTGTACTATCATACATCATATTTGTTATTTCAAAAGACATTCTTGGTAATGTGATAGCTGATGGATTATCAAGGTTTGGATCTTGAGTTATTTTGGCAAGAAACTTTTGAAAAGGCCCATATGCAATAGGAACAATAATGCTCTGCACTTCGGCGCCTGCGTTAGTGGATCGAGTGATCTTCATTTTGTTGAAGATTGTACCAAACAAAGCAACATACTTTCTTGTAGTACCATTATAGAAATTATTAACAAATGCCATGTTTAATCCGTTGGGTTTGTAATCGTTTCACTAAACGGATCAATTTCCGTGAAGTCTATTATATCATTTCCTGCTGTTTCAAAATCTATGTTATTTGCAATAGGATCTCGAGTCTTGAGTGTGGCAAGTGAAGTGACATCTGTTGTTTTATAATCTGCCCAATATTCGTCAATGAAATCAACTTTTGTGTCAAACCTTTCATTTGAATATTCAAATAATTCACACCTTAAATCAAAGACTTGAAGAGCTCCGCTCTGATAGAATACGCTTTCATGTTCAGCATGCATAATTTTAAAGAACTTGTCATTAAGAGGGAAATATATTAAATCTCCTTCGAACGGTCTTTCACGCCCTGGATCTTTCCGTGTAACATACTTTTCAAAGGTTCTATTAGCTACCGAGAATGTTACTTGATCTCGTATTTGTAGACCAAACCGAGATAAGAAATCCCCTTCTCCTTCAAATCCGTCTACACTCTTTACATACATATCTAATTCGTATGCTTGATTGAAGATAGAAAGATCGTCTTCATTTAGAATATCATCACGTTGCTCTATAGATCTGCTTATATAAATTACATCCATTCCAAAAATTTGAATGGACTCTATAACAAGATCGTCTATGAGTTGTTGTTCGTTGAAATATTCGTAGTTGTTAAAGTAAACATTCGTAGCCATAGTTTATCCAATAAAATTATATACAAGAGGCTGTAAGTTTTGAATTGAATTTTCTTCCATTTCTTTTCTATCTGCCTTTGCTTCGGCAAGGATTTGTTCACCGTTAAATTGAACACCGCCAATAAGAGACATACCTGAAAACTTAGTCAGATTTAGACCCCATTGTTCGCGGATCAAAGCCGATGAATAATTTTGCAACCAACGATCTTGCCATACGTCAGAATATGTATTTCCATCTATGACATCATATCCTTCTATGATAATATATTTGTCTGGAGTTAAGGTGCTTTTTGTTTGATCCAAATATACTCGGTTAATATGACGATTATAACGGATCATCGGACGGCCAACAAGTATCTCTTGCATAAACTGTAGATGTGACATGGCCATGTAATAATGCTGAACATTATACCCTGTAATATCATCTAGATTATTTAACACAAATTGATATTGAACGTTAAAGAAGCCAGTTCCTGTTGAGATAGAAGAACTTAAATCAAATATACGAGTAATACCAAGAATGTTTTCTGGTATTGTAACATATCCTTGATCTATCTCAGCTTGAGTTAATTGGTGCTTTAAATATACCATTTGACTACCATCATAATGATAATCACGCCAAAACGATATAGCTTCGTCTATACGATCGTCTACTTGCTCGTCTGAAATATTGATTTGGATGACTGGAGCTCCAATTTTCCGAAGAACATAGTCTTGAAACTCTGCACGTGTTGTTGGTAATGCCATGAGATAATACCCTACTTTTTGCTATTATTTATAAAAGCAAGAATACCTCTTCAATCTCGCCGCTCAATATCATCTTCAGAAAGACGTGCGCCCATCCATACTTCAATTACTTTTGCTTCTTTAATACCAACATTTGTTGCTTTATGCCAAGTCCATGATGGGATATCTATACTATCACCAGTATGATATGTCCTTGAAATCCTGTCTCCATTTTCATATTCAAGATCCATTTTAATATCACCTTGAACTACATGCCAATGTTCACTACGAATAAAATGGCGTTGGTCACTTAATGATTTATCAATATCAAATGCGAGTTCTTTTACTTGCCAATTATTGTTTTTATCAAGAATAGTATATTTTCCCCAGGCTCTTTGTGTCGTAGGCTTTTCCCAATTTTTAAGGATCCAGCTACTACTATTCTTTTTATCTTCACCGCCAACACCAAATGCAAATTCAACATCTTTACTTAGTAATTTTGCATACTCAACTTCAGGAGTGGTGCCTTTTTTGCGATCGCCGCCATTTGCAAAAATGATCTTACAGTCTGGATATTCTTCCACCATTTTCCAAAGAGCGCCAACCGCAGTATTATCTTTATCGTCAAAACCAAACACTTCATCAACACAAGACAGTTCACGAATAATGTTTGATCTTTCCGTAAAGGGCATAAAAGGTCTTTCTTTTTTACGTGTTAACCAATCGTCAGAATTAACACCAACCACAAGTTTATCACCTAGCTTTTTTGCTTCCTTGAAATACGCAATGTGACCACTGTGAAGCGGGTCAAATCCCCCGGTTACTAATACTATTTTCATAACTTAAGATCCCATATGAATATTAGATTCTTCACCATCAAAGAAAAACATTTGCCACATTCGACAATCATCAATATCACTACCAAAGTATTCAGACGCGGCATGAATACAACCGCCATCAAATAAAACAAGACGATTAAATACGTTTCCAAATACATCTACTGGCTGATACGGTGTTCTATCAAGAAATGTCTTTTGATTAAATACCTTCATACCATCTCCTTGTTCCCAATTGATTTGGGTGTTATGATGGATGCGTGTTTCTTTATGCATAAATGTAGAAGTACCACACTCAGGTGGGGCATCAGGCGTAAGATATATCATACCAGCCCAGCGTTGTTGGTCACAATGGTATACTACTTTTTCGCCGGCAACATTGTGTTGAAATCGCCCATTCATTCCATAGCTTTCCCATTCTGATATTTTTTCACCTATTAGATTTTCAAATATTTCCTTTAGACCTGGGAATAAATGTTGAGTCCTTGTTCTTTTTCCGATATATCCATCGTCATCGTGAAACTCTTGTTGCATTGCGTACTCACGAATTGCGTATGGATCCTCGTAGAAATTATCAACTATAACCGCCCTTCTATTTTTTTGAAGATCAGGATTAACACGAAGATTTAATCCTGGATTTTCATTGCCGTCTGTTTCTAATTCATTTGATGTTTGTTCATCACCTATAAACCAATTTTTCATTTTTTAAAACCCCGTGTATTTTTGTCTTACAAAGTCAAGATCCCAAGTTGTTAATGAGACCGGTAGTTCCTCTTCATCTTCAAATATGTTTCTGTTTGGTGATAATGTTCTCCACCCAGGACCCCATTTTTTTGTAAGATATTCGATATTTAAATTATTCGCATGGTCCATCTTTTCTTTTAGACCTTCTTCATTCTTTTCAGTTTGACTGCCATTTTTATAATACATTGTGCTATCTGCATCGCCGTGCAAATAGTTATTCTTACAGCCAACAACTTTACGTATTTGTCTATGTTGCATTCTCATAATATAGTCTGCGTCTTCACAATATGCAGGATAAGTATTTTCATCAAATAGTCCAAATATTTTTACAACGTTTTCTCGTATAAGAAATAAGTCCCAGGCACCAATGCCAAAATCCCCTTTATTAGGATGTACCATTCCGATGACAGGATCTTCGTTAATCGTATCTACCATTTCTTTTAATAGTCCTGGCCCAAACGCAACATCATCGTTTGCAATAATCCAATAAGGAGCTAGCATATAACATTTAATAATAAGGTTCCAAGCACCGGCACAACCAACATTTGCCGGCATATGCACAACTTTTATCTTATCAATATATTTATGATTCATTTGAGATAAACGATCTAGCTCATCATCAATCTCACCTCTACCGTTATTATTAATAATAACGAAATTTTCAACAGGATAATCAACACTCATAATAAGTCTTGAAATCCAATGTGTACTATTTACGACTGGAGCACCAATCACAGGTATTTTTTCCATTATATTTACTAACTCCTTTATATTAATATTTTGTCCTGAATTCTTCCACCACTCAGTGATAAACTTACTACTTTGATTTTGTATTTTTTCTACTTTATAAAATTCGTCATTTTCACCAAAACTGTTAACTCTGTTTAGAGTAGTTTTATGATTTCTATTTTCAGTGAAAAACGGAAATACAAATACGTTTCTATAGTCATGTGGGTATATAAGATTTTCCGGGAGTGGATGATGCCAGGTCTTTTTTATAGTTAAATTATACGCGTCTGTTTCTTTATCGTAAAAATCATTACATATTTCTTCTGCCCACTCTCTTGTTATTATATATGCACAACACGACCAATCATCCCATCGCTTTTTGCGCATTATCATATCACTCCACGTTATAGGATCTTCTTTTATCAGCGACATTTGTAAAGCTTTCCACCCAACAGGAAGAGCATCTAAAATATCTTTAGCGGTAAAGTTCCAATAATCGGTTAGAGAAAAGTTTATATCATCTTCACAAAAGAATGCATACGGCTCATCAGTATCTTCATACCAACGGCGTATCATATTAATGTGAGATATTCCTACTGAAATAACTTCAGAAGATACATTAGTTCTTGAAGTGAACGGGCCATTTATAGTTACTTGATCTCGAATATCCACATCACGGCCGTCATATCCTTCTATCATACGAAAAGATATTCCGCGCTCGGTAAATTGTTTTTCTAAATCTTTCTGTCTCTTTTTTGATTCAGGTAAAGACAGATAATATACAGTAGGAAAATCTTTAAGTATTTTCGTCATCCAAGTTACCCATTATATAATCTTCAGCACACTTAGTATCTTTATTTACATTTAGTAAAGAATGAACTCTATTCATATTTATAATATCAGGATGAATAAACCAATCTTCGTATGGTCGATTTTTATCAGGCGATATGTTGCTTGCAAATAGTTCATATCCGTAAGAACTCAAATATCTCCTTGCCTTTTCCCTCCATCCACCATGCGGATCTGCATAATGATCATGCTCGAATGTAATGACTCCAAACTTGCGTGTTTCAAAAGGAATTGATATTAATGCTTGAAAACTAACACTAGGTGGATCACAATCAATTTGAAGATAATCTATTTCTTCATCAAAACCAAGACCTTTTAGGAAAGACTCGTAATTGACAGCTGTCGCATCTTTAAGAACTGCTGTATGATTTCTTTCATTATTATGGGCGCTAATAAACTCTTCACTTATATCTAAAGATACACCATTCCAACCAAATTCTTTTTCAAGAAGAAACGTATTGTTCCCATATGAAGGATGTCCTGAGCCGATTTCAACATACGACCCATTCTTTTTGCCATTAAGTAAAGTAAGAACAAACATATCTTGATAAGCTTCTGAATAATTTCGTTCTATATTCTCGGAACCGTCAAACGGAATTTTTAACTTATCGTGTTTACTTTTATCATACAACGTCAAACTCGGAGATGAAAATGCATTTAAATTAACAAGGTTATCATATACTTTTTTCTTGAACTCATCATTCATTTTATGATTAGTATGTAAGTCAAGGAATATAGACCTAGCCTCTTCTCCTAACCCACAATGCCAGGCGGCATGAGCCTTCTGATACATTAACGCATATATTTTATTGGGATAATCTACCTTTGTAGACAACGGTACAGTTGTTTTAGGAGAGAATACCGATAATCCTATTGACGCCATTGTATAAGCGTCGAACCACCTACCATCGTCGTCCTCTGCAGTTTCAACTGCGCGACTTAAAGTATAATATCCTTCAGGTCTTAATGGCTGAACTGTAATTGCATGCTTCATTATATTCTTAACTGTAAATCTTCGAGTTCCTTGTTTTTCAAAACAATGAGCAGCTTTTATTAAGGCTTCATACTTAATTAAATCATCTTCTGTTCTTTCCGCTGTTCTAAGATAAAACGAAACGGCTGTTGCGGTTTGTCCTATATCGTCATAATGTAATGCCAAATTCCAATTTGATATGGGATTATTAGGTTCTTTAATATAAGCCTTTAACATTGACTTTAAATCATTTTTTCCAAACTCTTGTTGAAATTCTTCTGTAGATATAAGGTTAAGCCATTCTTTACGATGAACATCAAAGTTATGAAAAGTTAAACCTTTTTTATCAACACCAATTGTTTCTTGTGTTCCTTCGGTTATTATACCACATCCATGATCCGTGTCAATAGTAAACATTCGTAGATCTGATCTTTTGGATCTAAAATTCGTAAATGCTTTCCATACATCACCGTTCCATAATCCTGTTACATATGGTCTTATTTGGTGAGACTCTTCAATTGGATTTAAATCATGACATACAATATATCCACCTTCATTAAGAATTTTTAAAGAGTTATTAATGTCTTTTTCAAGTTGTTCCGAATGATGAAGCCCGTCTAAAAATATTACATCAAACGTTTGTTTATTTTGTTTAAAGAATTCGTCTGAGGTTAGTGTGTACTTTGCTTTTGCAAGCGGCTCTGGATCTACACCTACTTTATTTTCGCAATTAATTCTTTTATATGTTTCTCCATTAGATATGCCAACTTCAAGATAGTCTTTTGCATTAATCTTATTAATAAGAGTTTGAATTATATCATGTCTTTTCATATTCTATTCCTTATAATCCAACTATTCTACGAATTGTATCAGGGTTTACTTCAAGTATATATGCAGCATTATCCTGAAAACCAAAGGTGATTAAAACTTTACCTTTGTAATTACATATTCCACAACAAAATTCAGTATGGCCATTCATTAAAGAAAAATCATTAGTATACCTTACAACTTTCCAATCTTTATCCCACACAACAAATCTGTGGCGATAAACACCATCTTTCCTTCCAACCTCGCTTTTAAATAAATCAACCTCGTGTGTAAGAGCGATATAATGATCGTCAAATGGAATTATCTGAGATCCACCACGAGGATCTTTTGATGAAAAGTAAGTTTTGTCGCCAAGAAATGTTGTTTTTGAATCTACGAGATGCGAGTTAAATACCATCTCCTCTGTTGGTTGCTCGTCTACTTTAACAACTTCAACTGGGTTACACCATTTTACGTATGTGTAAGGTTGATCTACAACTGGCATCCAATTCTTTTCACAATATGAATTACGGTTTTGGGGTGGGTGTATTCGCCATCTTGATACTTCAACAACTGCGTCATCTTGTATCTCTATTTCACATAATTCCATACGGCCTTCGCCGTTCGTAGTAGTATCACGTCTTACACCTGATGTAAATAGTTTTCCGTTCCATTCCATGAGCCGCGCGTCTTCAAGACCAACGAACTCCCACATTGGGCTGTAAGTATCAAACTTGGTCGTATCTATTTTGTTATATTTAGATATATTGAATGAGTCATCCATTTGACAGATATAATTTGCTGTTCTTAGGTGCATATCGTTTTCAGGATGAAGATACGTTAATGGACCCCAAGGATGTTGAAATAGTTTCTTTTCTGAATGATAGAAAGTATAGTTAACATGACGTATATTTACAATAAGCTTTCCATTATATTCAAGAATAGAAGGATTCATTATTCCAGTGCCATTTGTAAGTTCTGATGGAATAATAAGCGGATGTATGTCGCCACCTTCGCTAAGAACAAGTTTAGCAAAGCTGTCATCGTTTGTATAACTGTAGGTGTTTTCTACTTCTGCACCGTCTTTGGTGACTTCAAAAAAAGACATGATATATTCACTCCATAATTCATTGTAAAGGTTGGCTTATGCGCCAACCTTCTATTTATAAACTATTTAAGCAAACAATTTTACTTGGTATTTTTTATGTCATTAACTTCGTTGTTCAATCTCTTGATAGCATCAATAAGAATTGCGACTAACGGAGTATAAGCAACAGTTTTGAAACCTGATGTATTTGTTTTAACAAGCTCTGGCATAATCTTTTCAATTTCCTGAGCAATCACACCATAACTCTTTGTTTTATTATCTTTCCAATCAAAGCTATATGTATCAATTTTTTCAAGAATTGAGAAAGGATTATTAATCGGTTCAAAGTTTTCTTTAAACGTTGCATCCGACAATGAGTTAAAGTTTGTTGCTGAAAGATCACCAGTAGATGGATTAAAGTAAAGTTTCCCTGTTGTTACTTCAGCCGTTTGATTTGATCCGGCTGCGGTAACAAATACTGGGAACACCGTATCATTATCGGTAACATCAGTTGCATTAATTGTTGTAGAAGGACCAGTAGAACCTTGAATACCTTGCCGTCCTTGAGTACCTTGAGCACCTGTGGTACCTTGAATACCTTGACGCCCCTGAGTACCTTGTGTACCTTGACGGCCTTGAGTACCTTGTGTTCCCTGGATACCTTGGCGACCTTGAGTACCTTGGGTGCCTTGGCGACCTTGGGTTCCCTGGATACCTTGGGTTCCCTGGATACCTTGACGGCCTTGAGTACCTTGTGTACCTTGTTCGCCTGTCGTTCCTTGAGTACCTTGAATACCCTGACGACCTTGAATACCTTGTTCGCCTGTTGTTCCTTGAGCGCCAGTTGTTCCTTGAGTACCCTGGGTTCCTTGAATACCTTGAATTCCTTGGATACCTTGACGCCCCTGAGTACCTTGAGTACCTTGACGACCCTGGGTTCCTTGGATACCTTGACGACCTTGGATACCTTGGATACCTTGCGCGCCTTTATCACCATTTCTTGCAAAGAGTACATTTATTACTTCATTA